TTGTGAAGAACCGTATTGGTTAGGAAGTAACCATCCTGCTGAACCTGTCTCAGCACGTAGGTCGTGGGATACCTCTGGGTGTAATCCAGCCCAGTATAGTGAACCCTTGCGACCTACAGCCTTGCCAGCACGTAACTTAGCAACAGCCTTGCGGATGTTTGCTGAAGATAGTGTAGCGGCTGCTGTGATAGTTGCAGTTGAAGTTGCTGTTGAACCTGAATAGATTACGTTTGAACCGCCACGCAATGTTGTCATTGCTACGGAGTCGATAGAATCTGCTAGGTTGTAAGCGATAATGTTTGCGATTGCAGGGTCAACATCTGCCAATGAGAATAACTCAAGAGCACGTGTTACCAACACTGAGTTACCGTACTCGTTAAGAGTAATGGTTACTGAGGTTGGTGTTGACATTGCTACTGCATCTGGATCAGTATCCTCTGTGAGGGCTGTAGTTGCAGCAGATAGATCAACGTAGCGTTGTAGAACAACGGTTGATCCTGGGATTGCTTGACGTGCTGGACGCTTGTCTGCGACTGAACGAATTAGTGGTTCAGAACGGAGAGCAAACTCTAGAAGACGATCATACGCCTTCTGTACTAAACCAGCAGCACCTGCGGTACCTCCTAGAGAGGAAGAACCTGTTGATACGTAGGCATTAGCCATTTGTCACCTCCAAGTGACTATGAACGGAATTATTATTGTGAGCGAAGTACATCTAATAATGCATCCATTGAATCTGCATTATCGATGCGAAGATTTAAATCCTCTGCTCGGTCCGGGGTCATAGCGCTTTGTGTAAGTACATCTTGCTGCCTTAAGGCTGCTCTGTCTACTTCACTAACTTTAGGCTCTTCTTTGTCAATCTTAATTCCAAATAGATCAGCGTTATCTTCAAGCCAGTTATTAACTGAATCTTCGTTAACGTCATCTAAATCTTTAAGTACAAGTCTAGCAGCCTTTGCGTTGACACCCTTCTTTTCTAGGACTTCTTTGACGGTTCTCTCACGCTGCACCTTGGATAGTGACTCAAGTTGCTCAGTAAGTTCCTTGATACGTTTCTCATCTGCACGCTTGGCTTTACGTAACTTTTTAAGTAAGTCACTTCCATCCATTTGTACATCTGTATCTGTATCTAGGTCTTCGTCTTCGTCTTCCCAGTAGTTGTTGCTCATAGCAACCCACCCTTCTATTCGTTGTTAGTCGCAAGCCTCAGTTCTATTCGGGGAAATAGGCTGGCTCTTGCTATCGGTCTTATACACTGCGCGAGGGCCGATGGGTCCGCGTCAGGATTCTATTTATACGTTGGTTATACTGCTTAGTGCACCTTTACCTAAGCCAGACTGTCTCTTAAATTGAGCGGTTTCTAAATCTGTCAACTGTTGTCTCTTGCGAGCCGCTGATGCTAGACCTTGCAACTTCTCTTGTTCTGCTTGGAGTAATCCATATTGATCTGCTTGGCTAGCGTAGATAGAACTTAACTTCTCAGCAGTAGGCAACATCTGTGCAATTTCTTGGTATCCCTTTTCAGCCTCCGCTTTTGTAACGCCTTGTTGTCCTAAAACATCAGCACCAACTGTACCTCTTGTTACGTTAGAGTATGGTACATTTTTCTGTTCTTCGGTTGCAGCAAGTTGACTTACCATAAGTCCTTGTCGAAGTGCAGCACCACCAATTTCAGCAGCCTTAACTTTTCTTTCCAGTGCAGGTAATTGATTTACTGGATCAAGCATACCTGTAACTATATCACTAAAACCTAGTGCCGAGAAAAACTTATTAAAGGCATCTTGTGTTGCCTTATCATTTAATACTCTATCGTATCCCAACTGAACTCTATCTGTTACTTCTTCTATATCAAGATCCGATACTATGAATGAATCGTAATATGATTGAGTTTTAAATGCTGGTAGATTATACGCAGTAAAAACCTTGCTATATCCTTGTTCTAATTTTAAATACTCCGATGGAGAAAGAACTGATTTTCCTGCTTTTAATCTGGCCTGATTAGCGGCAAATCTTTCATTGAATTTAGCATTATATCTAGAATCAAACTGTAGTAATGTTAATACTTCTTCACTGCTAGCCTCTGGGTACTCATCACGAATATCTTCCAATACTGAAGCAATGTCAGTGATTCTATAGTTTTCTAGAATTTTTCCAATAGTATCATATGCTACATTGGGTGTCTTTGTTAATGTAGGAATCTGTATTGGCGTGCTGTATTGCGATACTAAATCTTGTCCTGCAATAATAGCCTGTTCTGCCTCTGTTATGCCAGCAAGTTTTTCAGTATATGCAGCAGCACCTGTTTGAACCGCAGTAGTTTTTTCTTTTAATTGGTCAAGTGTTAATCCCGCAGACTTTAATACGTCTGGTTTAGTTCCTGCCTTGGTAGCAATTCTTTGTGCAATATCTGACATTGCCGAAAACTTAGGAGTAACATTTTTTGTAAAATCAATATCCGCCGGACTTCCAAATGTGGCAAGTTTTGTTTGGGCTGCTGTTACTTTTGCTCGGGCTGCTTCTAAGTTTTTTTGACGTGCTGCTTCTTCTTTTTGTTTTTGTGCAACTTCTGATTTGGTTGCCATTATGCTAGCCCTCCCGTTCCTATGTTAAACGCTTTAAGCATTGCTCTTTTGTCATTTAAGGAACGTTCCTTATAAGCATCTGATGCTTTAAATTCAGTGCTTCCGTAAAGTCGTTTTTTATAATCAGGTATAGATATTGCAGTAGGTCCAGAACCAACTTCATACATATCAGATACCTTAACTTGATCTGGAGATATTTTAAGTACTTGTGCTCTAGTGTTTATCCAAGGAGAAAGAATTTCTCTTGCAGTTTTTCCTTGTGCAAACAAGTCTTTAAAGGCTGGCATAACTGTACTGGCCTGCATCATAATACCATCAATAGTATTCTTATAGGCATCTGGACTTCTTAATGATTGAACTGCTTTAGCATAAATATCTTTTTCATTAAATGGAAGACCATTCTCATCATAGGCTGCTCTAATACTTCTAACAACCCTACCCAAAGAACCTTTATCTGTTGCTCCTGGTATTGTGTTAAGTTGATTTGCTTTTTTCTCTACATACTTTAGAAGTATATCTTCTTTTTGTTGTGGAGTTATACCAGCAGGAGATAGTTCAAGCGCATTAATTTCTTTAGCATAAGCCTTTACTATTCCAGGATCTGCCTTGGTCTCAAATAAATCTAAGAACTGACTATTTAAATCTGCTTCTATTGCGGCCAAAGATGTGGTTGCTTTAGCCTTAGTTGTAACTTGACCAAAAAACTTAGATGCTAATGTAGGGTTAGATAAAAGATTATCTATAGTAACATTCTCTGTTGGATCACCTAATTGATCTTGAATAAATAAAATACTTTCCAAAGCCAAAGCATCTGCTGGGCGCCAGACTATTCTATTGCCCATACTTTGAACGTATGCTAAGTCTGGTGCTTGCCCACTAGGATATAGGTTAGGTATCTGCCCTAATCTAACAAGCAGGGCTCCTTTTTCAGCAGCACTTTTCCCAGCAAGAAGTTTCTGAGCATCACCTTTTACTGCATCGGCATTGGTATAGGTAGGACCTGTATAGTCTAATCTGTATGGAACTCCAGGGAATCCACTAGTACCAGCCTTAACTGGAGTATTATATGGTAAACCTAATAGAGTTGTTTTACCAGTTTCACTACCCGCTGGGGCATTTGCATTTAATGCATCTACGCTAGGAGTTAAAGCGGTTGATCCCTTAGGAGCCTCGTTCTTGTCTCTTACTGCAGAAACACCAACTGCTCCACCAACAACTGCTGCAGCCTTACCCTTTTTACTTTTAGGAATAACTTTAGCAACTGTCTTTGCAATAGGTACAAGTGATGACATACTGGATTAACCTTCCAATTCTTTTTTAAAGAACGAGTAATATAGTTTTTGGAAATCAGGATATTTTCTTATAATATCAAGGGCTTGTTCAGCAAGCCATTCTCTTTGAGGTAGGCTAGATTGATTCTTTAAGGATGCTCTGCCGCTAGCAGCAATAGCCTTTTCCCTTAAATGTAGATAATCTCTTAAACCATTAACCGCTTCTGAGTCTATGAATCTTTCATCATATGCTGCCTTTGTCAACTGAGCAAGAACTCTTGGTTCTTTAGTTGCATCAAATACTACTTTACGGTTACGCATTTCATATGAGTCACCCAGTTCTTGGAGTGCTTTTTCGGTTCTCTTAGAGTCCCAATTCTCACCAACAGAGCGTGCTAGTAGACGATCTTTGGCGGCATAATAGCGTACATTGGTTGCCTTTTCTAAGATCTCTGCAGAAGATAGTTTCTCGCGCTTATTGTTTCTGAGTTGCCATCTGTATAACTCCTGAGAGAATCCACCATTAGGATAGAAGTATCCATATACATCAGAGTAAGATCCATTAGCCTGCTCTAATGCTCTGAAATCAGAGTATAGTGATGAGGCAAGTAAAAGATTTCCATCTTTATCCTTGGTTAGATCTTTAGGTTGAATAGCAACAGGAGATACGAAGCCAAACAAACCACGCATTAACATAAAGTATTGAGCAAATCTGTTTGTATCTGTAATTAATCTACTTTGATCGGCTGGATCATCTATGTTATATTCTCCACCTGATGCAAGATAGTTCATAATTGGAGAGAATGATGAGGCATAGGACTCCTGTGATCCAGTTAACCCAGCAAAAACTCTACCAATATTTCCGCTTGTTACAGAACCTATTGCCTGAGATGTTATGCTTAAATCTGTTTGGCCAAATGGATATATAAACTTATATAGATCATCTTTCCAGGCAGCCGGAAGCATATCTAAAGGATTCTTATTTAACGAATCTAATACAGTTAATCCTAGAGAAATTCCAGGACCAAAACCAGGGAGAACAATACCAGATCCAAGTGCAAAGTTAAATGATTGAGGGCTTGCGCCAGCAGCAAATGGACCCTTTAAACTAAGGTCACCCTTAAATAGGTTACTCATAAAGTTCATACCAGTTGACATAAATGGTACGAAGAATTGACGTTGTCCACTCTGAGGATCTGTAAAGAAGAATCCTTGGTTAGGATCATAATATTCTTTAGCATCTGTTATCTCATATAGAGCAGATGCTTCTGGGGAGTTAAGCCAGTTTAAATTTCTAGATATCTTGTATACTTGATCTGGGTTATCAAACGCAAGTCTAGACCACTTAGAGATAGTGTCGCTCCAAGCGTTTCCAAATGGTGCAATCAATCTTAATTGGTGCCACAATAAACGCTTCTTTGAGGCATTATAGAATAGTTCTTTTGTATGGTTGCTTGCAACCCTAGAAGCATATTCGTGAATCTCATCAATTGTTAATGAGCCGTCACCCTTTGCCTTATTAAGAATATTCCACGCAGCGTGCTTATCACCAATTCTAATACCTTGAGGATTAGTTAATGGGCGCAAAGACTTCTCTGCTGTTTGTTTTAATAGTTTTAGGGCGTTTTCATCTGCAGATAACGCCATAGTTCTTACTATGTCCCAGTACTTTTGACGCCATTCAGGACCCATAGTGCTAGTTTTTTCAAGTCTAATAGTAAAGTCAAAGAAGTTGTCGACCCACTTAGGCCCACCTTCACCTTTAGTTATAACGGTTGTTGGATCTGATACTTTAAATCTTATACCATTCCAGTTGCCTTGACCTTTAAATACTTTTTCTAATTGGTCAGCAAATTCTTCATTAGCATCTTTAATTGACTTACGATTCTTGGAAATTTCCTGAGTATTTCTAATAGAATTCCTTGCGCTGTCAGCAGCAGTAGGAACCCTTAGGGAATAACCAGCAGTTTCAAGAGAACCATCAGAAATCAATTTACGAATAGCAGCAGATGCAGGTCCACCTTGACCAGCAACTTCTTCAATACGTGCTCTCAATGAAGCCGCTCTGCCATTGTTATTAACTCCATCAAACAGGTAGGTACGAGCACCTTGATCGGTTAATAACCAGGCTCTAGTTTCTTCATTTCTAGCATTAACAAATCTAGTCCAAGCATCTTTGCCTTTGCCTCTTAGCAAATAGTCAATGGTTGCTTGTTCGTATCCTGGTTGTGTTCTTGCAACTGCTTTAGCAATAGGGCTGGCTTGCAACATACGAATTTCATTTGCAATACCTTCCCAAAATCTAGGTTCATCTACTTGAACGTTTTTATAACCCCTTAAAGTAGATACTCTTTGGGTTTCATTAGCAGCACCAATTGATTGACTCTGCATAAAGCCCATATATTTATGGCCTTGATCGTGTGCCATTGTTTCATACAGCAATTCATCTGCAGAATTGGCTAGTTTAAATTGATCGCCAAAAACTGTGTGTCTATATGGATCAAATGTGTTTAAAAGAGATTTCCATTTAGGTCCACCCTCGCGTCCCAACCACATTCCTATAGCCATAGCAGGGTTGTTAAAGAAAGATACGTGACCAGTTGCCATAACACGTATTTGTTCTTCTGTAATGTTACGTATTACGTAAGCAGGTCTGGTTAAAACTACTTTTTTCCAGAAGTTGTTGGTAAATGTGTCTAATGGTTTAGCAATTTTACTCGATAATCCACGAGTTGCTTTAGCCAGTTTTCCTATTTTTCCAATTTCCAGCATAATATCTGTGGCTGCCGGGAAATAGATCATAGAATTTAAAAACTCTGAGTCTAAGTGTGGTCCACTTAGTGTAAATTTCTTTCCGCCAGCAATCACAAAATCTATTTCTGCTCCACTAGCGTGTAGTTCAGCCCAGTATGCTGACTGCGTTTTACGTTCAGCATCAAATGCTCTAGTTAGTTTTGCTAATTCAGCATCACTTATTCCAGCCTTAGCAAATGCAGCCTTATTTGCCTCAAAAATAGAATTAAATAATTTAGTTGTTGCATTAAAACCAGCAGTAGATGCATCTGTTGAAAATGCAATCTCATCTATAATTGAGTTAATAGTCTTTTCGTCTACTCCAGTGGATCGTCCATAGTTAACTACTGTTTCAATTAACGAATCTTTATCAGCATAATGGACAAATGCTCCACTATTTGGAACATATGTAGAGTAAGATTCACTTAGTCCAGTTAGTCCCTTTTTGATAAATGGAACTTTACGAATACCTTTTGCAGCCCAACCAGCAATACCTTCTGCTGGACGAGCAATTTTTCCAGGTACAATTTTATTCAAGAATCTACTAGTAGTAGTTCCTGTTTCTAAAAGATTTTGAGCAACATCACCGTTTGCAACATAAGGGGCAATTGCTTTTAAAACTTCTTCTCTGTTTGTAGAAGCAGCCAAAGCCTTTGCTTGCTCTACGGTAAAGCCAGGCTTTCCGCGTAGTCTACTTGTTTTCCAGATTTGCTTCCAGTCATTCATTTCAACAATAGCGTCTACAATGTGGGATCCGCTACTACCGCTTAAAAATGTAGCAATTGGTTCGTAGTTAATTTCTTTACTTAAAAGATTAGTAAATTCTGACTCTATTTTAGTTTGTTCTGCTAGGGCTTCTCTATATGCAGTAACTTTTTCACCAGTTGTCATACCGTTGAAAACCTTCATTTGAGCAAGAGATTCTTCAACTGCCTTTTGAGCCTCGTCAACTTGAGTCTCAAGCATTGTAAGTTTCTGTAATTGCTTTCCTGGTAGTATGCCAGCGTTAAACGCTTTGGCTTCCTCTAATTGTTTTTTAAGTCTAGCGGCTCTAGAGTATGCTACTGTTGGATCTGCTACTACCATTAAACCTAGTTCACCAATAGTATTAATAAATCTTGCATTGCTTTCGTCAAGCCCAAGTCCTCTTGTAATAACAAAAGATACTGGATCTACAGGAGAGTATGGTCTGTATATAACATTGCCTTCAGCATCTGTTACTTGTTCGCCATTTTGATAAACTGCAACTTTAGCATACTTCATTTTTTCTTGGCGTGCTTTAAAACCAGCGCCCATTTCTTCGGAAAAAAAGAATCCTTGACCTAAGTCAATTTTACCTTCATCGATAAGTTGCTTACCAGCCTGAAATGCTGTAGTTTGTTCAAGTGCAACAGTAGGATTAATTGCTATATTAAGTAATTCTTTTTCGGAAGTTAATCCAAGACTTTCTCTTGTCTCGTTAGGGTCAGTTGGTTTACCGTCCCAGGTTAATTTTCCTTGAGCCTGAAGTTGAAACTCTTTAGCAACTAAACCAATCATATTGCCAACTCTAGCAAAAGAAGTTTCAATTGGAGTGCCTAATGCTAAAGTGCTATTTCGAACCACTCCTTTAAGGATGGTCCAAGCCTTTCCCCAAGGTTTCTTTTGAAATTGCTCATTAGAAACTCTTTGTGCTTCTTTAAATGCATCTTCATATCTTTTAGCAGCGGTAAGTCTGTCTATCTCAACAAATGTATCAACTAATGGGCTAGGACTAATGCTCCCATTTTTATATAATCCAGCAATAACTCCAGCGGAAATGTCTGTATTTTTTGATATGGCTGCTCGTGCAGCATCACCTTGAGGTCCAGTTAGTATCTGTGATTGCTGAACAATGTCGTTGTAATTAAATTGGTTCTGAGATATCTCACGCTCTTGAATACCCTCAAGTACATAATTCCCATTAGCATCTTTTTTGATATGAGGAAGAGACACTAGATCCTGCCTTCAGCGCTCAAATACTCCAACATACGCCGAACATCTTCATTGCTTGGATCTTGAAGATATAATGCTTGAATTAATTTTGCAGAACTATCTGGTTGTTGCTGAGGTACCATTGCTGGCAGTGTAGGTTCTTTATCTAAATTGTTTGTAATTGGAACATCAGGTCTTTGTGTAGCAGCAGTAAGTGGAACAACTGGAATGCCAGTAGTTACAGCAGGTTGTGCAACAGGAACAGGATTACCAGCCATAGGTGCTGCAGTCTGTTGATTCATTTGTGCTTGTCCTTGTCCATAAGCCAAGCCAGACATATAACGTGCAGGTTGTGTTCCAGATTGTCCTGCTCCACCAGTTGCTGATATATTTGCAGGATTATTCTGTGGTGCAGTTGGACGATAACCGCCTCTGTTCTCTGCCATAGTTCCTCCTACTTAATTTTTCTAGGTTGTTCTTTTGATATATATGGGCCTGCTGTAAATGCTGTAAGTTTAGATGCAATCTCCATTGCTTCGTATGCATCTGCTCCAGCATATAGAGCGCCTAGTGCGTAGTTTGCACCTGAGCCTGCAGCATATACTCCATCTGCAGATTTGCTTATTGACAACTCTTGGTCAATGTCAAATATTTCCCCACCTACAGCCATTATAAACTGGAAGCGAGATTCTTTTGTATCTTCTTCAAAGTTATAACCATTCTCTGTCATACACTTACGCAGAGATGGCATAGCCTTTACAATCATAAAATGATATAAATCTTCTTTGTCTTGCTTGGTAGGAGTTGGTGGCTCCCAAATATGTTGTGCTATATCACAGGCTAATGTTTCGCCAGATCCAGCAATTAAGAATGAACCATTCTCGGAAATCTTTTTAACCTCAGGGTGAGAATATATTCTGCCATCAGCATCAGTAGTTTGGCTGTCTGCAACTATAAAGCAGCGATCTTTATGTTCTAATCCAATAATTGTTGTCATTGTCCCCTACTTAATTATCGTCGTCGAATAGTTCTTACGCTTGCGTTTGCTTCTCCACCTGATGTTAGGCTAGATAAAAGACTTTGAA